GGCGCCCGGCCGGGGGGGCCCGGCGGGCCGCCCCGGCCCCCTTTAGGTACTGCCGGAGGCGTTTTTCGGCGGTGCGGGTCCGAAAGCGCGAAATTTTTCTAGGTATGAGGGGATTTTTGGGCTTCCCTGAAAGGGGTCTGGAAAAAAGTAGGGGGGTATTTTTTTGAGAAAAAATTTTGCAATGATGTATCGTGATGCACTTTTTCTGTTATAATTAGTACAGTGATAAGTAAGCAAAGCTCCACGGCGCAAGTCGTGGGGCTTTTTCTTTTGCGCGGATTTTGGAAACGAGGTGCGGGTGATGTTGGATGCCAGCGCGGAACAGCCAGCGTGACACCGCCAAGGCCGAGTACATCAAACGACGGCGGGCGGGCGAAAAAATAAATCTCAAAGAGTTTGCGGATCGGGTGGGCGTACCCTATGGGACGGTGCGAAACTGGAAGCGTATTGACCAATGGGACGAGTCACTAGAGCGCAAGCGCGGCGGCCAGCCCGGAAACAGAAACAGCAAGGGAAAGAAAAATGCCAAGGGCAACCACGGCGGCGCGCCGCGGGAAAATAAGAACGCAGAAAAAGACGGCGCATATAGTGCCGTCTTTTTTGATAAGTTGTCCGATGAAGAAAAGGAATGGCTTGACAATCTGCCGACCGGGGCAAAAGAAAACACTCTGCTTGAGTTGCGAGTCCTGCGGTATAGGCAGAAAAAGATTCTAGCCGCACTCGAAAAATATTCGGAGTGTGCAGACGATGATCTTTACATTGCGACACTGACGGATATGCGCCGCCCCGGAAAGTCCGAGGGCGGAAAGCGCACCGACGGCGCAGAGCAGAAGATGGGCCTGTACAACAAGGACAGCGCGTTCACCCGGCGGGAGAAACTGCAAGAGGCACTGTACAAAGTATCTGGCAGAATCGCAACGCTGATAGGCCAACTGCGGCAGGGTGAAGAGTTCGAGAAGCGGTACGATCTTGAAGTACAACGCCTGGATATTGCCAAGATCAGAGCAACGGGGGTGGCTGACATGGACGGCCCGGATGCCGAGGGGGTGGATGCCGATGAAACTTTACACGGTAAAGGTGATGGCGAATTGCCTTGACCTTTCGGAACGCCGGGTGCGGCAGCTCCGGGAAGAGGGCATTTTGATAGAGGCCGCCCCCGGCCTGTATGAACTGTGGCCCAATGTGCGGCGGTACATCAACTTCCTGCGGGGCAATGCAGACGGTAAAGCTGACCTGAACGAAGAGCGGGCAAAGCTGACCCGCGAAAAACGAATTGCCGCAGAACAGGAAAACAAAGTCAAGAGCGGCGAGCTGTACAGGAAACAGGACATCATGCTGGGCTTGAGCACCATGTTAACGAACCTGCGTTCCCGCATGATGGCTCTTCCGAACAAACTCGCTCCCAGCATTGCAAAGCTGGGCGGCAACGAGGACGAGATACAGGACGTGTTGCGTGACACGTTCTATGAAATCCTGGACGAATTCTCGCATTACGAAACGGCGTTGGAATCGCCAAAGGAAGATGAAGATGCAGACGACGGAACCTAAACCGGGCAAACCGTGGCGCAAGTGCAGGCATTGCCCGTGGGGTAAAAGACTCCACCAGAAGCTCATTATCTGTATGTTCCCGGAGTGCGTAAGGCGGGGTGAACAAAGTGCCGAAGAAAAAGAACATCATCGTAAAGATGGAGCCGCAGACGGTTAAGCTGTTTGCGGTCGTTCTGCAAAAGCTGAAACCGCCACCGCCGCTGACAATCAGCCAGTGGGCGGACAAGTACCGGGTGCTGTCCTCCGAGTCCAGCGCGGAACCGGGCAGATGGCACACGGATAAGGCTCCGTACCAGCGGGCCATTATGGATGCCATCGGTGATCCGCACGTCCGGGAAGTAGTGGTAATGTCGGCGGCACAGATCGGGAAAACCGATGCGTTCATTTTGAACGTGCTGGCCTACTACATGGACTACGCCCCGGCCCCCATCATGTGTATGCAGCCTACCCTCGATATGGGCCAGACACTTTCCAAAGATAGAATTTCCCCGATGCTTCGGGACACGCCGCGCCTCAAAGGGCTGGTTGATGTCAAAAGCAGATTCGCCGGAAACACCGTGATGAAGAAGAACTTCATCGGTGGTCACATAACCATCGTTGGAGCGAACAGCCCGTCGAGTCTTGCCAGCCGCCCTATCAAAGTGCTGCTGGCTGACGAGATAGACCGCTACCCCAAAAGCGCAGGAACAGAGGGCGATCCTCTGAACCTGGCAAAGAAACGCCAGACGACTTTCTGGGACTGCAAAACCGTCATGGTTTCCACGCCTACCATAAAAGGCGACAGCCGAATTGAGGATGCGTTCAACCTCTCAACGCAAGAAGAGTGGAACATCCCTTGCCCGGAGTGCGGGGCATACCAGCCGCTTGTCTGGGAAAACGTGAAGTTCGACCCGGATGATCTGGACAAGGGCATTGACTATGTGTGCTGTGAATGCGGGTGTGTGGCAAATGAATACCGCTGGAAAGCGCAGGAGATCAAAGGCAAGTACGTTGCGGCAAATCCGGGCGCAGCGACAAGAGGATTCCACCTCAACACCCTTGCCTCTACGTTTGTCGGATGGGACGAAGTGGTGCGGAAGTTCTTGGAAGCAAAAGAAGCTCTCGACCACGGAAACCCGGAGGAAATGAAAGTCTGGGTAAACACTGAACTTGGGCAGACCTGGGAAGAACGTGGCATCCAGTTGGAGGACACCGAGTTGTACAACCGCCGCGAAATCTACACGGCGGAAGTGCCGGACGATGTGCTGTTCCTCACCGCTGGCGTTGACGTTCAGGATGATCGTTTCGAGGTGGAAGTGGTCGGCTGGGGCGAGGGCGCGGAATGCTGGGGTATCCGCTACCAGAAAATCTTTGGCGATATGCTGTCGGATCAGGTGTGGCAGGACTTGGACGACTTTCTTCTCCGTTCCTGGCGCAAGGCGGATGGAACAGAGTACACATTGCTGGCTACCTGCATCGACTCTGGCGGCCATCACACGGACGAGGTTTACCGCTTTGCGAAAGACAGGCTGAACCGCCGTATCTTTGCCATCAAGGGCATGGGCGGCGCAGGCGTTCCGTACATCCGCAACCCATCAAAGAACAATCGCGTGAAAACGAACCTGTTTATCATCGGCGTGGATGCGGGCAAGACCTCTATTTATCAAAGGCTGGAAGTGAAAACACCTGGCCCAAATTACTGTCACTTCCCAAGCAACCCGGAGGCTGGCTACGACGAAAACTACTTTAAGGGCCTGACAGCCGAGAAGAAAGTAGTGCGCTTTGTCAAGGGACACCTCAAAGAGTATTGGGAAATCAAAGACAAAGAACACAAGAGAAATGAGCCGCTAGACTTGCGCAATTACGCACTGGCGGCTCTTTCCATTACACGGCCTGCGTTAAAAAAGCAGGCCCCGGACGTGACGACACCTGCCCAGGCGGCAAACCGCGGGAGAGGTCGTCGCCAAATTTCGGGAGGTATCTAACCAATGGCGGGAATCACACTGGAAACTGCACAATCGCAGCTTGACGCATGGCTGGAAGCGGAACGCAAGGTTACGCATGGCCAGAGTTACCAGATTGGAAACCGAATGTTGACCTACGCCGATGTAACCCAAATCGGGAAACGCATTGAGTATTGGTCGAACAAAGTTGAAGAACTTTCGAGAAAAAAGGCGGGGCGCAACAGGATGTACCGTTTTGTTCCCCGCGACCTGTAAAGGGAGGGAGTAGCCGATGGGATTTATGGATCACCTGCTTGCCACCCTTTCCCCGGAACGGGCAGTCAAGACAGCAGCGGCGCGCATGGCAATCCAGACGCTCAACTCTGGCTACGGCAACTATGGCGCAAACCTGCACAAGAAGTCCATGCGGGGGTGGATATGGCACGGCGGCGACTCGAAAAGGGACATCGAAGATAATCTCCGAGTCCTGAGAGAAAGAAGCCGCGACGCTTACATGGGCGTTCCGCTTGCAACGGGAGCCATCAAAACGATGCGAACCAACGTAATTTGCGGTGGGCTTACGCCGACACCGCAGATTGATAACGAGTTCCTGGGCATTTCCGACGAGGAAGCGCAGAAAGTGAACGCGCAGATCATGCGCGAATTTTCTTTGTGGGCGGACAAACCGACCTGTGACGCTGACAGAATCGACAACTTCTATATGTTGCAGCAGTTGGCGTTTACAGGATTTCTTATGAACGGCGACGCACTGGCGGTGCTCCAAAACAAACGGACACCCAATGTTCCGTATGATCTGCGGGTGCGGATCGTGGAAGCTGACCGTCTGTGTTCGCCTGCATTCACGGACATTGACTCCCCGCGAGAAATCGACGGGCGACTTGTCCAGAGGATTACGCAGGGCGTGGAAACGGATGCAGACGGAATGGTGGTGGCCTACTGGATTTGCGACCGTCACCCGCTGGCCTCTGCCACGACTGCGACGCTGACGGCGGATCACTGGACGAGGGTTGAGGCATACGGAAAAAAGACCGGGCGGCAAAACGTCCTACTCCTGTTGCAGCGGGAGCGGGCGGGGCAACTGCGCGGCGTTCCGTTGCTTGCCCCGGTGCTGGAAAGCCTAAAGCAACTCGGACGGTTCACAGACGCAGAACTGACCGCAGCGGTGATCTCCGCCATGTTCACAGTGTTTATCACCAAAGAGGATCAGTCCAGCGAAATTCCGCTGGGCGAAATGCTGCCGCAGGAAGCGCAAGTGGATACGCCGGACAAAACCAGCGTGGAACTGGCTCCGGGCGCGTTCATCGACCTTAACCCTGGCGAAAAAGTGGAGTTCGCAGACCCGAAGCACCCAGCGACGGGCTTTGAGGCTTTTATGAACGCCATTGTTAAACAGATGGCCGCCGCCCTGGAAATTCCGAGCGAAGTATTGTACAAGCAGTTCTCGACCAGCTACTCCGCCGCCCGCGGCGCGCTCAACGAATACTGGCGCACTTGCGGAATGCACCGTGACTGGTTTGCAGATAACTTCTGCCGACCAATTTATGAGGCGTGGTTTTGTGAGGCAGTACAGCGTGGGCGAATAAAAGCACCCGGATTCTTGGAAAACCCGGCCATTGCCGCAGCTTATATGCAGTGCGCATGGAACGGCCCTGCCAGAACGAACCTGAACCCCAAGGATGAAGTCGAGGCGGCGAAGATGCGCGTTGACTGCGGGTTTAGCACAGCTGAACAGGAAACGGCGCAAATGACGGGCGGTAGCTATGCGGCCAACATGAGGTTACGCAAAGGCGAAGCCGCAATGAAAAAGGAGGTAGACGACATTGCAGGAACGCAAACACAAAACCCTGCTGCTCAACGGGCCGTCGGCGGTTCCAGTGAAAACAGGTGAAAAGTTCTGGCAGATTCGCAATTCGGCGGAAACGGGAGGCCATGCGGAACTGGTGCTGTACGGCGACATTAGCCGGACAAGCTGGTGGGGCGACGAGATCACCCCACAGAAATTTGCCGCAGACCTTGCCGCAATCCCGGCGGAAGATGATCTGACCGTCCGTATCTGTTCCGGCGGCGGCGACGTATGGGCTGCGCAGTCAATTGGTGGCCAGCTCGAAAGCCGCACTGGCACGGTGACGGCACAGATAGAGGGCTTGTGCGCAAGTGCGGCAACGATCATTGCCTGTCATTGCAAGGTCGTCAAGGCCACGCCGGACAGCAGCTACATGATTCATCCTGTGAAAGCCAAGAGCGATAACTTCATGGGCGTGGAGGAATTGCAGCAACTCATTGATTCCATTACGGTTATGCGCTCTACGATTCTCGGACAGTACGAGAAAAAGACCGGGAAAAGCAATGAAGAACTGGCCGCATGGATGGACAAGACGACGTGGTGGACTGCGGAGCAGGCCAAGGAAAACGGTTTCATTGACGAGATCGTGGAGGGAAACCAGACCGCCAAAATCGAAAACAGGAACGGCGTGCTGTTCGTAAACAGCGTGGCCGTCCCAGGCACTTTTGATAGCGCACCTGAATTTGTGCGAAACCGCGCCGTGGTCGTACCTGACAACGACGACGGTTTTGTAAATAACAACGACCCGGCGGAACCGTCGGGAGAAAACAACGGAGGGAACGACATGGAGTTCAAGAACGTGGACGAACTGCGCAATGGCTGCCCCGACCTCGTGAAAGAGATCGTGGACAGTGAGCGCGCAGCCGCACAGAAAGCCGAGCGTGAACGCCTTGCTGCCATTGACGAGATCGCAGAAACGATTCCGGCAAACATGGTGGCGGAGGCAAAGTACGGCGAGAACGCCTGCTCTGCGGAGCAGCTTGCGTACCGTGCGGCGGTTGACGCAAAGAAGAATCACCGCAAGCTGCTGGAAGATACCGCAGATGATGCAAACACCAGCGGCGCAAACAGCGTTGGCGGCGCAGCCCCCGACGGCGTGGCTGGTACTGGCACTAAGAACCAGAACCAGACCGATGCCGAGAAGCGGGCAATGGTGAAGAACCTGCTGCACCCCAAGAAGGAGGGCTAAGTTATGGCTGAAAAGATGCTGAACGAGAAGCTGGGCGAGGTTGAGTACGACGGCCTGATCGTTGGTCTCAACCCGAAGAAGCGCGTCGGCCCCGGCGTGATCGCCAAAGGTGCGGCAGAGACGACCTATGTTCGCGGCACTGTGTTTGCCAAGAGCGCAAAGGACGGCAAGCTGTACATCCTGGGCAGCACTGCTACTTCTGGCGATACGCTGAGCGCGGACTGCATTCTGGTGCAGGACGTGACTGTGGGTACTACCGACGATGAAACTGTCGTGGTCTACCTGGCAGGCTGCTTCAACCCGGAAAAGCTGACCGTAAAGGACAGCTACACCATGACCGAGGCGGACAAGGACGCTCTGCGTATGCGCGACATTGCGCTCCTGCCCATCATCGAAATGTAACAGGAGGACGTTTACTATGGCAATTCTGCTGAACTTCTTTGATAACGTCATTCTTCAGGCCATCACGGAAGAGATCGTGCCGAAGCGTGGCTTCTTCAAAGACCGCTATTTCCCCACCGGGGCAGGCGATATTTTCAAGGCCGACGAGGTGCTGACCGAGTACCGCAAGGGCGACCGTAAGCTGGCCGCTTTCGTTGCCCCCGACGTACATGACATTCCCATTGCGCGCCGCGGCTATGAGGTTCACTCCTACCAGCCTGCGTACATTGCGCCGTCCCGCGTGCTGACTATGGACGAGCTGAAGAAGCGCGGCTTTGGTGAGGCTCTGTATCCGGGCATGGACGAAGCACAGCGCGCCGCTCGTCTGCTGGCAGATGATATGAACGACATGGAAAACCGCATTGCAGGCACCGAGGAATGGATGGCTGCACAGACCATGATCTCCAACGGCTGCACTATGCAGGAAATGATCGACGGCAAGACCAAGGGTGACAAGAAGATCGTGCGCTTCTACGACAACAAGAGCGACCATACCTACACTGTCGCAAAGAAGTGGAACGAAACTGGCGGTGATTTCTGGGCAGACATCAAGGCTATGTGCCGGATGCTCTCTTACCGCGGTCTGCCTGCAAAAGACCTGATTCTGGGCACTGATGCTGCCGACTATATCCTGGCCGACGAAAAGACCCGCCAGCTTCTCGACAAGAACAGCGGTATTATCGTTGGCGAGATTCGCCAGCAGCTCACCCAGTACGACGGCGTGGTGTTCATGGGCGTTCTGAACTTCGGCGGCTTCATGCTGAACGTGTTCTCTGTGGACGAAACCTACGAGGACGAGAACGGCCAGGTCGCCAGCTTCTTCCCCAAGACCGCAGCTATGGTTACTGCTCCCGACTGCGGCCACATGATGTACGGCTCCATCACCCAGATGGACTACGGCCAGATCGACTACACCACCTATGCCGCAAAGCGCGTGGCAAAACTGGTCGTGGATCAGGCCGAGGACAGCCGCAAACTCCGTCTGGGCTGCCGCCCGCTGGCCGCACCCAAGAGCTACTGCCCCTACATCTACGCAGCAGATGTTGTGCAGTAAGTGAGAAAGGAGCAACGGCATGAAAACTGTTCAGATCACGTCCGGCGGCTACGGCTACCGTGAAAAGGCAGGCTCCCCCACCCGGTTGATTCGGGCGGGGGAATTTGTTTGCCTGCCGGATGATGAAGCTGACCGTCTGGCCGCCCTGGGCGTTGCGGTCTGTCAGCCGGAAGCACAGCCGGAGATCGAGCCGCAGAAAAACGCCCCGGCGGCAAAGCGCACCAGAAAGAGCAAAGCGGCCACCCCCCCCCAAAAAAAGCGGGGGGGGGGGGGGGGGGGGCGGGGGGGGGG